TTTTTTTGATTGATTAAATAATTTGATTATATATACCGTTCATCAATAGACGATTGATTAGCGGCCCAATATATAGTCGCTCGTTTTAACCGAGTGAGCGTCCTCGTATAAAATATCTGATTTGCGGGAATCAACTAACTCGCCAGAGAATAGGATTCCGCTCGCAGCCACAGCGGCATGATAATCAGTTAAAAGCTCAAATGCTTCTCGAGCTTTTGCAAACTGATACATCTTATCTGTCATTGGTTTCCCCTCATCAAGAGTGGGTCCAAATAACAAATCTACACCCCATGCATCGACAGCAGGTGGAACGATTGGATAACCGTACTCACGCTGCAGACCATTAAAGTCGAAATAAGCGGGGTGGTGTTGTCTTAGGGTTGGGGTACTCATCCAGAATTGGCTAATTCTTTCTTGGATCTCTTGAAACAGCGGTTTGCCGTGGAACCAAGCTTTACGAATCGCATCTTCGCAGTTTGCGCGCGATCCATCGAGTAGGAGTTGCTCGATATTAGCTCCGGTTTTAGTACCCTTGGGTTTGCGTACCCAGTTGGTCGTATCAAGAATATCGCCTAGATCGGGTTGAGCGATCCATGCTCCTGGCGGTATTGTATCTTTGTAGAACTTAAATCCACATTTAAGAAAAGTTGCTTCTTCAATCTTACAGTATTTACGCATTTCATCACCTTTATCAACATCGGTGTATTTGATGTCAAAGGTTCTGAAATACTCACTGATAGTTTGGTTATTGAAGACATCAATAATCTCCGGTGAAACGGAAAAAATGACATCGTCTCCATAACAACAGAAAACAACATACTTCTTAAAGCTGTTCAGTGAACTTATGCTCGGGTTTTTCTTTTCCATGATGCCTATCCACGCACAACGCATATAAAACATGTTGCATAGCGAATTTACGATAACGGTGTTGATAGCTCCAGATGGAGATCCGCACTTTAAGGGAAATATTTGGTCAAAGGCCATATTAAATGAATTAATAGCCCTTCGTCCAAGCATCTCCCTAATGATTTGATCAGTGCCGACCATTCCACGCGAAGCATACCAATCATTCATAACATCATAGGCTCCTTCAACGAAACGTGACAAGAGACGAGGTCCGAATTTGCTGTAATCACCAACACATATGTATGGTGAATGGTCCAAAAGGCGATTTGCCAATGTGTTCCATTCATAACTAAATGGGTTGATACCAACAGCATGTTCTAACCTGTCCCTATTCTCTTGGAAAGCGTAATTAAAGTCCATAAAGTACCTTCTTGCGCTAATCGTCAAGTTTAGGGGGCTGCCTTGAATTAACCGAACATTGTTTACCTTGTAGATTGGAAGTCTTTCGTCCTTCAAAGATATTTGATAGATGGTCAGTGG